NTCCCTGTGCCGCGTTTCGTTTGCTGTGCCGCGGACCCACGGGGCCTGACCCATAATATTGTAGCGCGGGCCTTGCCGTGGATAATGAATCCTGGGAAAGCGCTCTTGTCTTTTTTCTTTGCCTGGTTGTATTGAGAATATGATAAGAAATTGGGCCACTCCCCTTCGAATATAGCCTGTTCATTGACGGTCATTGGCTCGGTTGCAATTGCTATTAGGTTCGGCAATTCTTTGCTTTTTGTTTCGAATGCCACCTTGAGCCATTCTACGATATTCTTGTCCCAACAGTGCCGGTCCAGGCAGCGGTCGTTTCTCTTTAATGCCGTGGGGTCCAAAGTAGTATCGAAAAGCCCAGGCTGACAACTGGTCCGCTTGTTGCATTTTCCGCAGCCGGCCTTGTCCCTGTCAAATGGCGCTTTGCTCAATTGCTGCAAAATGTCCACAACGTATTGATTCAATTCTTTTATCGTGGGCCGCTCGGCGTGATACTCAAAATATTCAAGTGCTTCATGCTGGGCCGGTTTCGGTAGGGATGCAATAATCTGCAAATGCCCGACTGTCCAGGTGCTCATTTCACCATCGCTGAATGATATGGCCTTTTGCCATTTCGTGCTCAGGTTGGTGCCCAGGGCCCGGCGCTGTGTCACCCACATAATCGGCTTGCCCAACTTTGATGCGACGGCCTCGATATCGTTCTTATATTTGCCAAGGAGAATCGCGACCGCCTTACCTTGTTCGAGCGGTGTTAAGTCCGGACGCGAGAAATTCTCAATGAATGTAATATCGAACGCCTCTTGGTCTGAAATCTTACCGTGATCGATTGCCGGCAAGGTAGGACGGTCTGCCTGGGCCGCTGCCAGTAAGCGCCGTTCGCCGGCAATCAATTCAAACTTGCCCGACCTTTTTGGATGCTGCCGGACGTGGACCGGCACAACCACCCCACTTGATTTGACGCTTTCAAGCAGCTCCAAAAAGCTTGCACTTGTTTTTGAGATAATCCTGGGATTATCCCCTGATGGTACTACATCTCCGACGGCTACCTGGATAAGCCGTCCCGCCTGTTTGTTTTTAGTCTCCTCATTCATCTTGTTTCCCTTTCAAAAATTATGTTCCTGCTCTTAGTATAGCTACCAGTTTTTTCGTTTCGGTATCCTGTACGTCGTTGTGGGCTGATGTAAAGTTTTCCGTAGTCGATGTTCCGTTGCCTTTTTTGGTTTTGAACAAATCGTTACCCTTTACTACTTGCTCCAGGGCCTTGCCTTTTTGCCGCAAGATTTTGAGCCGGCGTATAAGCGCTGCGCCGCCGGCACCGCCGAAAATCGCTGCTATGCCGACCCCCAGCTCAAGCGCATTGTCGGCCATAGCCCACGCATCCGGTCGGGCTTGGGCCTGCTGCTCTGCAAGCGGTGCAATCGTATCGAATTGCTCTATATCTGCCGGCGTCTTAGGCGGTCCCATATAATACGCGCCCGCCCGTGTCCCGCGGACCAGCTTCTTGCTGGCTGGACTGCCTGGTATAGTGCCGTCAGCATCTACTTTCCTGGCCAGGTCCGCCGTCAACCAGGCCGTCTGCTTTTGGGCTTCGGTTGGTCCGAAGCGCAAAGGCTCCGAACACCCTGGTATAACCAGGATCGCCGCAAAAAGCAGGCCTACAAAAAAGATTCTTCTGTTCATTTTGTGACTCCTTTCAAAAATTAAATTGTGGCCGTCCGCCGGCCATCGTTTATCTTGAGGGATAATTTTCTGGCTTGTGCCGACAATGCAACGAGCTTGCCCTCTCCTCGTGCTCGATTCAAAGCGTTGATGATGTAACCTGGACCTAAGACGAATTGGGTTCCTCTTTTTTGGCTGTAGTGTTGCTTGGCCAGACCGTTCTTGATCGCGTTCTCGATGCTCTCCAGTGGAATATGCTGTTTGTAAACCAGGGAGACTGCTACTTGGCCATCAACTCCAAATCTGACCAATAAAGTGAAGCCATACTTGGAACGGCCTTTGGCCGAAGATAAATCTGGCTCTGAAAAATTCTTATTATCTGTAGTTTTCGATGTAGTATTATCTTTATTATTCTGTTCCGCATTTTTGTCTATAGCTATCCTTTTTTTTGTAGAGAGGGTATCTACTTTTTTGCCTATACCTATAGGCATTTTTGCGGATAGGTATAGCCGGCGTTTATTGCCGGCAGCTTTGTCGATCTCACTGGTGATATGGCGACCATCGATAAGCTGCTGGACCCACCGGCTGATTGTCTGAATGTCTTTATTATAGAGCTTGGCAAAATAGCTATTGGACGCCCAGCAGAATCCCTTTTCATTACAAAGTGCTGTGATTTCTCCAAAGAGCAGTTTTGCAGCTGGAGCCAGGGAACTGTCGTACCTTACATCGGCGGAGATAATCGCATAATAAGATTTCTTATCTTGCTTTTGCATCGTAGGTGCCGTTGTGCGTTAATCAATTCCATCGACACGAATCAAAGAATCGGTTGTAACATTCACCCATCTGTCCATCGGTCAAGCGTTTTTCATTCGCCTCGATACATAATTTATCGATCAGCCCGCAGTGCGCGATTATTTCTGCAGAACCCAGCCGCGTAAGACGCAGCGGTGGGCCTGGGTGTTTTAAAAGTTGATGGCGAAACAATATGTCACTTTCCGAAATTGCCATAATAATCACCTGCGCGACGGAGCGCCTGTGCCGGTCATATATCGAGCGGCATATTCGTTGAAAAATTTTTGCTGCTCATTTTTAACTGTGATGTTTACCAGGTATGTTGTCTCAGGACCGATGATCCCATCGACTTTACTGCAGCCGACTTGCCGCTGAATGTTTTTTACCTGGTCGATAATCCTTGTTGATGGCCTTGCTGGTTTTGGCCGGTGGTCCCGCCAGGCCCAGCCAATAAAGCCGGCCAGGGCGATAACGATACAAAAGCCGGCCAATCCAATTAAGTCCCGAATAAACCTTTTCATTTTCTAATCCCTTAACAAAAAATAGATTATAGTTGTCACTCTACTTGTAATAGCGGGGACAGGATTCGAACCTGTGAAGCCTTTCGGCAAATGCTTATGAGGCATTTCTCTTAGTCCACTTGAGTACCCCGCAATGTTTTCAAAATAAAGCCAGGCCCTGGTCCGGAGAACCTGGCTTCGGAGGAGGGTGATGAAAAGCTATGATTGCCGCCGGCAGACAGAATACATTCTGCACGGCCTGAGCATCCCTGCCCTCCCGATGGACCAATTAACATCGGGATCGCTGCCGGCGTGAGATGAATGAGCATCCCTGGAAGATAGAAACTGGCTCGTAATCCAGTTGTTAAAACAGGTGACTTATTTCGCAGGTTTTCAGGCGCCTGCTCGACACGCAGGAGGTCAGAGGTTCAAGTCCTCTACCGCCCATTAGGGGTGTCACGCAAGGTGCCTTCTTTCTTGCACGGATTGCGAGCCAAGGCACCCCTTAATTGCTTTTGCTGCAGCATCACGGGCTGTATCGTAGTATGACTCCCTGCTCGCTAAGTAATAAGTCATCGTTTTTAAAGAGTTATGGCCGGTCAATCTTGCGACAAAGTAATCCGGTAACTCACCGCACATCATGGTCGTGTACGTTTTGCGAAGGCTGTGAAAGTCACCTATCTGTCTACCAAAGGCTTTCCTTTGAATATTTATAAATGTCCTGCGGAAATTTTGCTCAGGCAGATTGCTAAGACGTTCTGGTAAACTGCCAAAGATATTTTTTCGCCTGAGCAGGTTAGCATAGGTCCGCGCTGAAAGCATCGGGTAAAAGGTAGGTAGCGACTTCAATAAACTGCTCAGAGTCCCGGGCAGTGGTACTCGGCGGATCTCGCGGTCTTTTGGTTCCCACAGCCAAGTGTTTGGAGTGTTGCGTTTCGGCTCCACCCAAACATAGCCTGCCCGAATATTATTCATCGTGAGATTGAGAATCGCGCTACGCCGTAAGCCAGTCGCCCGGGCCATCAAGATAATAGTTTTCCATCGCTTGTCCGAACAGAACCGGACCATTCTGCGGACTTCCCAATCCTCATATATGCGAATCGGTTTGCGAGTGACTTTATACTGCTGCAAGTCATCCATCGGATTAGTTGCAATCAAACCCGATTGCACCGCCCAATTAAGCAGACGTTTTATCGACCTTAGATAGATATTCGCTGTTGTCTTTGACCGACCGGACTTTACCAGCCAATGCTTATACTTTTCGAAGTGCCGAAAGCATAATCGGTCCAGTTGCAGATTGCCCGAGTAGCCGACAAAATAACGCACCGCCCGTTGGGTCGTATCTTTTGTCTGCTGCTTGAGCCAGAAGAATTCAGATAGATAGTGCGCGCTTAAGGTTTGTAATTTCACCATAGTACGCCTCCTTTCCAAAGCATATTGAATTACGAGCCGCCAGAATTATACATAAGGAAAGCAGACGCATCAAGCCAAACTGAGCTAAGCCAATCAATCTTTTAACTGTTCACTTGTCAAAGAGCCGGTCGGTCCTGTCTGGATCGCCATAAGGCATCGTTTTTTGTTTCTATCCTATGCTGGATAGGGTTATCTGTTTTTTTGGTCTGAGAGGGACGGAGAAACGTTTGTATGGCCAATTTGGGGCTTATATGGGACGTAGCTGAATTGATTATTTTCGATTCCATTCGATATTTTTTTATTTATGCAGTTTTTGCCTTGACCTTTTCCTGCATTCTTGCTATATTGGCCATTAGTTGTTCATAGAGCTCAGGGAAATTGAGCCATGCGTTACTTGCTTCACGGAGGAGTTTTCGGGCGATCTTATGAGGATTCGGGGTTTGTTCATCTGGGTCCTTGTGGTCCCCGGCAAGTTGATTAATATTCGCGATGATGTCAGGGCTGACAGCCTTTTCGATATATATTGTTGTGACGACACCTTTTGCCATACCTAAAAACCTTTCAATTGATTCTATCCAAGATTATCGGGAATATATCCGATGTGTCAACATAAAAATATGTCATCTATCGAAAATTATTTTTCTGATGTGTGTAACTTATTTTGGGTAAAGAAGTTGCGAATTTTAATTTTTTTGCTTATTGTGTAAAATTGTGGCTCAGAAAAAACATACAACTGTTATTTTGACTGAAACTGCTCAGGCGGTGAAGGAAGATTTGGCTCCTGTATTTGGCCTAAAAAATATCCTCTCCGCAGGCTTGTTTTTACTAAGTGACTTAAGTACGGAAGAACAAAAACAAGCGATCATAAAGGCCAATAGCGAAAACATTGAGAAAGCTCAGGGTGAAGCTAAGACATTGCGGAGTGTATTTAAAAATATTGTCGAGAGAGCGAAAAAGCAGAAAAATAATCAAATTGAAATACCCGGAACCATAATCCAGCTAACGCCAGATGACCAGAAAGCATGGGAGAAACTTCAAGAGCTTTTGGGACCGGAACCTGCCAAGCAAAAAAAGAGGAAAGCAAAAGAAAGTTAAACTCAAGAGATAATATTTTTAGGAGGTGAACGATGAAAAGAGAGTGGTTGTTCATTATAATACTGGATGTTTTGATTTTATCTTTTGACCACATTGAAGCGGTCACTGTCACATACAATGACGGGGGGGTTCATCAAATAAGCTCTTCAAGTACGGACTATATCGAAGTGCGGAATAGTTTTTGGGATGAATCAACCACTGTAAATCTTGTCTCGGGAGGGTCTGTTTGGTATTTATATAGCTATCAAAATAGCCGGATTAATATCCTCGATGGGTCAATCAAATTTTACCTTATCGCCCGTGACAATAGCCACGTTACAATGTCTGCTGGAACGGTAGGCTATCTTCAAGCTCATGACAATAGTCACGTTTGGATGTCAGGCGGTTCACTACAATCTGCGGAGATTCAAAACAAAAGCTCGGTTCTTATGTCTGGCGGTGAAATTCGATCTCATGTAAATGTTACCGACGATAGCATCTTTAATATTTCTGGTGGCTTTGTAGATAATGTATATGGTTATATTGGTAGTGAAGTCAATTTGAAAGGTGGCACAATCAGACAAGATTTATTTAGCATGATAGGCAGTCATGCCACGGTGACAGGCGGTCAAATATCTGGTTTTTTTGATATACGAGAAGGAACGAATGCCATGATATTAGGCACAAGTTTTATTCTTGACCAACATCCAGTTTCCGGCATTATTACTAATCCGCTGGACACGGTCAATTATGGTCATCTCACTGGACTATATCTGGATGGTCAAGCCATCGACATTAACATAAAAATGGACCCACATGCAAGTATTATGCTTGTCCCTGAACCATCTATGATTATTTTGCTTAGTGTTGGATCTGTATGGCTTTTTAAGTTTAGAAAACGGGACTTATAGTTCGTTATTTTTGCGGCCAAAGTCCCAACACACAATCCGCATCCGACCTGGCCTTCGCCTCCAGATCGCATTTGCACAGTCGGCAGCAGAGCTTGTTCCTGATTTTCGTCTGAGAATGTTTCGGCAGGGCGGGCAATTTATCGAGTTGCATGAAGTGTGTGATTACCTTGATACCGTGCGCCAATAGCCAGGTATAATACTCTTGTGGCGAAAGCCAGGTATGCTCCTCACACTCCTTGCAGATATTGAGCTTGTCATCGGTAGTCGGCAGCTTTCTGCCAATGGCCAGATTGATGTGACCGGCGGCGATGCTCCTGATTTGTTTTCCGCAGCAAGGCATTAGGGACAACCACCAGGATTCCAGCCTTCACACCATTGCGCACTAGGCCATCCACCATTCTTCACCCAATCACAACCAGTAATTCCACTATCATACCATTGACAATCATTTATTTCGTTATCATAGCAACGTATGCGACCGGTAGGTCCTGAAAGCACATAAAATCGCCACTTTAAGTTACCAACGATTTTCTCCCAATAACAGTCGCCATATTCCTTACCAGCAAATTGAAGTTTATGTGTCCCATTATATTTAGTGCATATTGGATCAGAGGTATCAATAATAACTGTGTAGAAATCTGGAGCGTTTTGTGGCCAACAACGACAAGTTTTATCATAAGTTTGAACTTTAATCACACCGCCATTCGTAACGGTTTTAACTTTGCCAGTTGCACTGTCTCTTTGCACATTTACAGCCATTAGCTACACGCACAGTTTATTGAGGCATTGAATGAAAAATCAAACCACCATTTACCCTGCTCATTATAGGCGGTCAGCCAGTCACCACTGGCTATTCTTGGTACAGCATCATCAAGATTACCGCCACCGCAGATACGGGCATAGATTTCGATATTATAGCCCAATTCACCGCTTCCCGCTTCCGCACCGTTATTGAGCTGAAGGTTGCACGTAATATTTGTAGCCGCCGGCGCAGCTTCCGTTGCCTTTACCTGTCGAACTGAATTGACTAAGGGTATTCCCACCCACCGATGATTCCCTTCATCATCGTACATTCGCCAGGCCTGCAGCCGATCGTATTTGCCCAGGCCCGGTGTGTAATCGCTGACAGGGTCATTCTCAAGAAGATTAAGGACCTCCACGCTATCCGTATTTTTGTCATCAAACTTATCATCGCCTGCAGTATCCGTCCATTCCGTGGCATCGAGTGTCTGTTCGTAGCAGTTATAGACCCCATCGCCGGCGGCCGCCGATTGTATCTCAAAAATCTTGCCCGCCGCCTGGGGAAGCATACCACCTGCTGAAATATTTCTTCTCCGGAAAAATTCGGCGGGATTTCTGCTGCGCTCATACCAGCGAAGCATTTGCTGTATGCGATTATAGTCTCGCTCAGATATAACGTATTGTTTGGCCATTACAGTCCCAAAACAGAAAATGGTTTTAATGGATATAGAGGCCAGAGTTTCCAATATGCTGTGCCTGCTTTTTTCTGAGCAGGCGTTAATGCACGCCCAGCTCCATCAAGCGGCCATGGTGAAGTGACTGCCTCTTTTATTTTGGTATCTGGATCTTCAATTTTGATTTTCTGATAATCATCGCCCGCCACATTTAGTTCTATATAGCCAGCATCCATTACTCTTTTTCGCCACCCATCCCACCGGATATGCAGTTCATAAGTCACCCGCCAGTAAATTAATCCGGCAACCCGTCGCTGAACACCGTCGAACACTACGCAGCGTATCGTTTCAGCGGCAAAGCCATACCACACATCGCTATTGACCGCCCCTTTATATTCGGCAGCTAATAGGGCATTAAAGCCGGCCTCGTTGCGTACAATTCGCAATACTAAATCGTGAAATTCCCTGGTGATGGGTGGATCGAACAGTTCACCCGCTGAATTCGTTATTGGAGCTCCGGTAATATCTATGTCCACCGGTTCTGTCACGGTGACAAAACTATAAGAAATTTCAGGTGGTTCCAGCAGGGGATGCACCGGTTCATGGCCGGTTGATGAATAGGGGTCTGTCACGGAGCCGTAAGTAACCGTGACGTGATAAGCAAATGGTCCTTCACCGGGCTCCACGTGTACGCTTTTTACATAGAGCCAGCTATTATACGGATGTAGCGACCACATGCCTGGGACGGTAGTTGTACCATCGGTAGCTGTGCGGGCCAGAAGAGGCCGGCTAATAGGGCTATCGGCATTATCAAAATCTACATCGAATTCCCGGACAGGGGTAAGACTCGTTTCATTTTCATCGACCGTTCGGCTCTTCCAATTTTCCGTAACTTTGGTAACGGCCATAATTAAAATCCTTACGAGAAATTTGTCAGTACCAAATCGGTTTTGACTGTAAGCGGTTTTTTCAAGTGTTGAATTCCTTTATCGATCTTGCCAAGAAGGTTGACCATTTTTCCGGTGTTTTGAGAAGTTTTTTTGCTGTAGTCGAACTGTGCCCCCGGCCCGAATGCAAGGAACCTCGCCTCTCTCGCTGGCAATTGTTGCCGAATACGAATTGTGGAAACAATATCTTTAATCTCTTTAGCCATAGAAAATATCCCAGGAACACCCGCTTCTTCAGGTTTCGCTCTTCTTGGTGATGGTTTTATAAGTTCCTTCAATCTTCGCTGATGTTCTTCCCAGGCTTTCTGCGTTTCTTTGCGTAAATCACTGGGCATATCTTTCAAAATATCGGTGAAGGCATCTTTGAATGTATCACCTACGGCCTCAAGAGTTCCCCCCAGTATTTTTTCAGTTTGTCTTTTTAATATTGCTTGTTCCGCTCTTTTTTTCAACTCCTCATATTCCCGGCCTCTTAATGCCCCGACTCCTACCTCAGGAGGGATTGCTGGAAACAGTTTTGTTCCCGGATGTTCCGCCCCATAAATGCGCTCCATTTCTTTTCTGAGTCCATATTTTTCGCCAATATGTAGCCCTTTTTTAATCCCTTGCCAAATACCCTTTCCCCCGGCAATAGCTAAAAGGACTGCCGTTTTGAAAGCGGCTTTAAGTAGCTTCAGAAATGAATCAAAGACCCAGGCAAGGCCGGCCCGCCAATCTTTCTTCATAAAAAGGACAAAGTCCCACATCACATCCTTTACAAAGACTACGGATGAATGTACCTTCTGGGCCCAGAATAAAATGTCCGCTTCATTATCCGCGGCCCATTGTTTAACAGCCTTCGCCGCCTTTGCAACACCGGGCAAAAATGGCCAGGCAATCGCCTCGGCAACATCGCCCAGTTTATTTTTCATTTGCTTCAAGGCGCCGCCGGCAGATTCAGTTTTCGATTTCGCAACATCCCAGCCTTTGGCCAGAGCATCTTGTAAGATTTTGGTTTTTTCTTCCTGAGTCTTCGCTTTTCGTAATTCGCCGATATAGGTTGCCAAAGAGCTCGTTGTCCCCCTAAGAGCATCAATATAATATCTCATAAAGATTTCCGGTTTGCCGCGACCACCTCCGTATCCTGCGTGAAGCGCAATCGCTGCTTTTGCCGCTTCATCCGTTTTATCTGCGGTTACGCCGAGTGTTAGTGCCATTCGCATCAAACTTAGAATATATTCATCGCCATAAGTTGTCGCATCCTGTATCGCGGCCGCTTGCTGTTTCAGTTTTTGCATAGTTTCTTCGCTGTATTGTCCGGTAACCTTGAGAGCGCTGGCCAGTTCGACTTCGGCAGCTTCCTGTTTGATTGCTACATAGGTGCAATAGGCAAAGGCCGCTGCAAGTCCCATGACAGCACGTTTGGCGATCCGAAATGCCGTTGCGAAGGCCGTTCTTGTTATTGAAGCCACACTTTTGAGGGCTTTACCCATAATTGCAGCGCTTCCGGCAATAATGCCGAATTTTCTGGATGCTTCATCTCTGGCTTTAACTAAGACATCAACACTATGTTTTGCCATTACTCAAAAATCCCCAATTTCTTTTTCCAGTATCGTTGTTCGTGTAGGATGAAATATGCTGTTTCGACAAAGACTTTTGCCTGATCCAAAGTTCCACCGGCGATCGGTGGCAGGCCTTTATCGACAAATAGTTCGGCCAATGTAATAATCTCCCACACATCAGCAGTTATAAGCTCCAATGGACATCGTGTTATCGTTATTGCACCATCATTTTCGCATTCGGCACAGCCGGTACCATCACAACCGGGGCATTTCATTTCCATCGGCTGGCTGGTCGATGGTCTGTCCGTACATTTATTTATTCCTTTGCAGGCTTTGCAGATGCCGTCGAACTGGAGTCCAATGGCAAGTCGGATTTTTTTTTATCCTCTAAGGATGGTCGTTGTGAAACCGCAGCTTGCATAAGCTCAGTAGCCTCTTCTAAAGTAACCATACTTTTGAGTTCCTTAGGAGCATAGGCAATCGTTTTGCCCGCAGGTGTTTTCATATTTTTCCAATCGCAGAGAGTATGCTCAATCACCTGAAAAGCCAAAGCTATCATCTCCGAAGCTTCCGTTGCTTTCTCAAATTTATCGTTGAGCTTTGCAATTTCTTCCCATGCAATGACAGACAGATAGCGAAAAACGAAGACTGGGCGTTTTTCTTTCGGCAAATGGGCATCCGTACTAAGCACTACTTCATACTTTACGTTTGGATGGGTTGCTAACGGCATTACTGCCCTTCCTTTCTTTTTTGGCGTTCTCTAAATATTGTTTCTGCGTCTCCGCGGTGAGCGAATCCCAGATAATCTTTAACTGTGCATCCGTCGCTTCCTTCAGGCCGCCCCGGTGCATCAAGATGGCTTGACGTATAATCTCTGTTTTCATGTGATTTCCCTTCTATCAAGTGACTGCGAGTTTAACGCAATCATTGCCAGCACTATGGTTACACTGACCGGTAATATCATAGATTTGGATACCATCCCTATCGCCTTCGTTGACCTCTCGATACTGTACTTTTGGAATAGTAAATGTGATTGTATCCGTACCATTCGTCAATGCGAGGGATACGGCCGCTTCCGTACCGGCAAGCCAGGCCCCATAGAAATCATAGCCTGCTATTTTGTCCGCTTCCGGATCCAGGCTTATAATAGGGCCATCGTAGTCCGTAACCATATAATAGATAATCCCGCCCGTTGCATCGACATCAAGGCGCGGTACTACTACGCAGGCCATATCAAGATTGAAGTTGCCTATCTTGATGGACTCCCCGGCTAAGGTAAACGTACCACCCTGAATCAGCATAGGTCTGGTAGTGCTTGGCGCATAGGCCGGGAGCGCTTCATCGACCGGTGCTTGCCAGACCCCGGAAAATTCGAAATTGAGCATCATACGCTTACCGGTAACACCGGCAAACGTGACCGTGCCGGATGCCCCTGCCAAGCCTTTTTTGACACCATCTTCCCACACATCTATCGATATCGTCTTATCGTTCGTGTGGGTCGAATGGACCTGGTAAACTTCCACCGTTTTCGCTAACGTGCAGGCCTGCAATAGGATAGCCAATCCAGCCTCCAGCCCTTGAGAGCCATCCCCGCGCAGCTCAGCTGTGAACGAACATCTTCCGCTTCGCTCACCATGTATTCCTGCCTGGCCGTGACCGCGGTACAGTCCAGTCCCCTTGCGTTCCTCGAAAGGTGAAGTTGGATTTATTTCTAAATCAAAAACTAACAGGGCCTGCGTGCCGGCGAGTTTAGTACCTTTGGTAGCTTCCAGAATGACCTTGATTACCCTTTTCCGTGTTAATAATGGTGCCGATAGTACCATGATATTTCTCCTTTATATTTTATGCTGCTGTATATGGATCAGCGTATTGCGTTCTATAATGACATGCGATTTCGATTTCTATTCCCGTAAAACCCTCACCATCATCGAAGGGCGTTGCAGCTCGTAGTATCGTATCGATCGCATAACCTGTGCGCGTCGGGTCCTCCATTAGTTTCTTGCGAATATCATCCCTGACCTTACTTGTACGGATTTCGATGTTTTGGCCAGTATCGCTCTCAATAACAAAGGCTACGAGCGCAAAGATTTGCAGCCATTCCTGGCACCCCACCGCGACCTTATCCGGTTTTTCCTCTTCACATTGCACGATCAGGACCTTACCATTCTCCGGCATAACATCGGAAAAATCGACCCGTTTATGGCGCTGTGCGACAAGGTCCTGCTCGAACCCGTTGGCGACCGTAATAAGATTGATGGCACCTTCAATGTCGTGTGCTATATTTTCCGTAATCGGTGTCGCCATTTATTTGCCCTTGCTGAGTATCAGCTTAATCTGGTCATCGATATTCTTTTCCAGTTTCTTGCCGGTCTCTCTTTCTATCTCCGCAGCTATCCTGCCCGCCCCTTCGAATACGGTACCTACCGAAGGTCCGAACAGCTGCACTATCGGCAGTCTTTTCGTAGTGGGTCGATATCGTTTGAACACCCCTCGATGCCCGCTGACCGGCATAATCTGGATAAAGGCCGATGGTATCCGTTTGCGGGCCCCGCCTTTTTCGATGCTATAGGATACGCCGGCCTTGAGCTGCCTGGCCCCAAATTCTATTAATGGTATCCGCTTGCCGTAGATGTTCAGATTAGCCAACCATCGCCGATAAGTTGCTTTAGTAAGTTTAATTCCCTTTTTTATTGCTGTCTGCTTGATCTTGACAATGGCAGCTATTCGCCGGGCGATTTCTGTCCGGGCGCCCGTAGCTGTCCTGTTAATTCCCCTGCTCATTACCCGCGGCATCCCCTGCGGTACCGCCCGCAGCATCTTACGGATGCGTGCCAGCTTCGCTTCATCAAATTTGACTTCAACTAAGCTATCTGCCATTACCGAAGCTCCAGCTTCATCATCCCCTCATCTTGAGACAGTATCTTTCTTATCACGCGTTGCTGAGTAGTCTTACCTATCCGAACGGCCAATTTGACCTTATCACCGCCTAAGTCGATTTCATCACTACTAATTCCGGTAGTCGAATCGTTGGCAACCTCAATAATTAAGAGCGGAGCGGAGCCGTGCGGAGCTCCATCGACCGTTTCCGGGCGTTCTCTATTGACGATGGCTGTGATTGACCGGCTGCCACCGGCCCGCGGGTAATACGTGACCGATTCGCCAAAGACCTCTAAGAAATCGGCCCTGCTATCTATCAGTGCCTGGTCGAATTCATTTGTCATACATTCTCCAATTACGTAGCATATTTTGCTTCTAACGCCATCCTCTTACTCGTTTTGTCCGCTCCCTTCGTAGCTGTAACGAACAGATAATAAAGACCGGTCTCTACCAGGCCACCCGATGTCTGGCTTGACCCATATTCAACCAGGCCCTTGAGCGTATCCGGCAGGATGCCGCGATAGTCTCCATCAGAGCCTGCCACGTAAGACAAAGTGATATTACACCCATCTTCGATACCTATAAAAATCTGTTCATTGCCTGTGAACGTCTCCGCCACGTATGCTGCAACGATAATAATCTTATCGTTAGTGACACTATCTATCGAATATTCAGCGTTGTAGTTTACAAAACCTTCAAAACGAACATAATCGCTGGCAATACGCCCATGATTAAGGACCGGAATTCCTACCTTCCCACCGCCTTCATCGACTGCCACCCCCTGCAGGATTCCCTTAGTTGTTTCCGTCATAGTTGAGCCAGCCTGTGTCGGGCCGGTCAGGCTCGTAAAATCGAATGTTAAGAGGTTCACATCACCTAATGTATTCTTCCACAGAAACGTCATACCATCGACAACGGGGTCCGTATCCAGTTTATCACCCTCGACAATCACATCACCCGCCACGATATTGGCCAAGGCCTCTAAGGCCGTTTGTACCGTTGCCGTTGTCGCGTTCCACTGGATTGCGCCCGTCGTTTGGCCATCATAAGTCAGCCTCCAGGTCCCTGCCGTCGCCGGATTATCCGGCAAAAGGGTTTGTAATTCCTGAGTTGCGACCGCTGCCGTGCTTGGATTAAGCGGAGTTTTTTTGCATAATGTCATTTTGACGGTTGCGCCATTTTCATAGGACCCAGGATTCTCCGCATCTATCATGCCGGCCCACTTGACGACGTTATCGCTTCTTATAGCTAAGTCACTCATTCTCTTACCTCTATGGACAGGGGACCAGGCTCAAAGTCCCTCCAAATTTCGGCTCATTCGACATTGTCCCACTATATTTTGGCTCATGCGATAAAGTGCCCCTGTACTTTGGTTCAATACTCAAAGTGCCGCATAATTTATTGCTCGGGTCCAGTACCTTACTCTGCCACATTCCGATGTTCGTGGCATATTTCCACAGACCTATATTCGTATATCCTATACTCATGGTGCCCCTAAAGTTGATTTACCCGTATGCAGGCAGAGTGAGCTGAGCTTCAATCTGAAATCGAACTTCCCTGCATCAACAAACTGCGGGTCAGCCTCAATCGCCCCTGGCAAATCCCAACCCTCGCTGGTTTTATTGCTATAAACGTGGTCTACCGTCAATTGCCCCGCATCGCTCCAGACACAGCAATTCACCATATCGGGGCTGCAAGTGCCACCTGAAGCACCAGCGAGAAAAGCATAATCATCTACCGCTGCCGGATAAAAGATATTGCTATGGCCAGAGGCATAATAAGTCCCTCCATTGGTATATATACAGGCTCCTGTTTGAAGATAAAAAATACAATGAACAAAAGTACCTTGCGGTAAGTAAGTGCCATAAGTTCCTTTGTAAAAGAAGCATCCCGTGAAATGGGTATAGTACATAACAGGCCCATAGGTTTTCCCATCCGCGTTGAAAACACAATTGAATACTTTGCCGTATGTAGCAAAGGCACAAGGATAATTGCCGAAGTAATTATTGCCCCAATAGCAGCTATCTAAATATAGGTTATAATTCGTGCCGTTAATAAAGTAAAACGCATCATCAAACTTACAATTTACAAAATGAATATTGACCGGACTTGTAGCAAATTCGATAAGGTTGTTGCCACTTGCCTGGTTAGTGTTCGTAAAGTACGTATTGATGAAGCGGATATTGTCTCGGTTGTCGATACTCACAGCATCAGTTGCCAGATTGTTCGCATCGATCTTGACACACTTCGTTGCATCGACCCCGTTCTTCAGCGCATCCAGCGGCCCCTGATGATACGTCCCCCCCTCATCCATATCACCCGTTGCCGTGTTGAACTCGTGGATTGTCAGGAATGTATTGTTGGCGACATCGCCTCCGCCGGCCGTGAAATCAATCGTATCGCCGGCGATGCTAAATGTAAAATCTTTGTTTCTGTGAATAGTGACATTGTAGCTGTCTGCATCCTTTTCATCGATGGCCTTTTGCAGCAAATCAAAAGCACCGCCACATTTGAGATCACATGTAGTATCAGCGCTATAAGTTAAGTCAATTTTCAGGAAAATATCGTCCTTATCCAAGACTTCATAACGACCATCAGGGTACACTGCTGCAAAATTAACATTAACTATATTGCCTATTTGACAATTAGCCATCCATGGAAAGCCCACCTTCCCAAGACTTACGTAGCCAGTTGCACCCCACTGTTGTACGTCACATGCGTTTTGGGCACCGTTCCAAGCGGCTGAATCTGATAGTGGTTCGCCGTTCGTTCCCATCACTTTGGTAAGGTCCTCAGCCAGTCCCGCTAACCAGGCGGCTTCGGTAGCACCGCCACCGGCGTTCGCATCGCCGGCCTTAGTACCGCGGCCACCAACAAAGAGAACGGTTTCTTTTGTATCAAACACTATTCCCGGCATTCGGTTTCCCTTTTAGCCAGAGTTTTATAACAGGTTTGCCTGACTCTCTTCCGCGCTCGATCTCGCAATTTGGATAGTTTGTATCCAGCCAGGTTTTAATACGCCCTTTTACTCGGTCGCAGTCCGCTTTATCATCCCGGGCCTGTAGTGTATCGATAAGCCCGCGCTTCATGTTATTAAAGAACGTCACCGAGAAACGGGGATTGCCTAATAGCTGTCTTGCCTCGTTGAATCCCAATTGCTGCAGCTGCTCGACCGTATAGTTGTTGTCCAGGATTAGCTGTTTCAATGCTTTGTAAATCGTGTTATTTCTCATTGTCGATTATCCAGGTTTACCCTCTGGTCGAATGCCTGCCTGGCCTCATGCGCTGCCAGTTCGATAGCGTTGATAGCGGCACATTCATTGCCGAATTCTTTTTGTGCATGAGTATGCAGTTCTTTTGTTTCATCCAAAATCTTATCGAGATGTTCCTTGATAGTACTCATTTTATTAGCCTGGCAATCGGACAAAGCAGCCCAACAAAAACATCAATAGAGAAATCACTACCGTCGCCCATATAGGCGGTCGATTGCGCAAGCGATTGATTGCCTCCCATTGTTCTTTGTTTGTCTCTTCAAGGTGTTCCAATCGCACATCATGCTCGCCACACGGCGGTTTCGGTTCCGGACTCATGCCGATACTCCTTAATGTGCATGGGCAGCCCCACTCCGCGCTCCCTCGCAAAGTGGGGCACCGTCGCACCTACCTGTCTCCCGAACGAATTAAGATTATAAAATCCCTATTAGCTCAATGTCGCGTGGCTCGCGTACTGCCAATAGCCGTAGCCAACGTTGCGGATTGCCTTCACGCCGTACTGGTGTGCATCAAAATCGAATTCGTAATCGGAGCCATCGGCCTTGGCACTGACCGTCATCTTTTCTTCCTCTTGTCTGATAAGCGCCTTCGCCGGTGCATCGGTACGGAATGTGACGAACTGGGTGGTATAGGTCAGCCGCGGATTGCAAGCCAGGCGGACAGTGAAGTTGTCCTTCTTTAATGTCAGGATAACGTTCGTCTCGCCGCCGGTAATTGCCTCGGCCATGACTGCCGGTGCCAGTCGTGGCCATAGGTTCGGGCTGGTCATAACCAGAAACTCCCTGGCGTTGGCGTTCATCGGCTCACCTTGGTCATCTTTGTACGTCAGCATGTAGGCAATCACACCTAAGATTGCATCCACGGCCTCGGTTGCTGTTGGTGCGGTGGCTGTGGTAACATCGAGAGCTCCGACCTGGGCCGCGGCCAATAGATTCAATTGCGTGCCGCTGTCACCCTCACTATGGTCCGTATCGAAGAAATACTGGCCATCATAGCAGAGGCCGCTCGTTGACCCGGTCCCATTTGCGATAAATGTGCTGAGCAATTTCGTCCAGTGTTCTACGCATCGGCTTGCCAATTCTGAAATTCGAATGTCGATCTGTTGTGTCTTGTTCCTGCGAATCCAGTCAACCAACAAATCGATCGTTGCCTCGAATTTTTTATTGGTTATTGATAGGCTGTTCTCGCGGAACCCCTTGGCCTGCCGGCCTCCGATCCATTCCCGCATCGCCGGTACCATACCCAGCCAGGCGTAAGTCTCGGTCTCCTGGTCCGAATCAAATAGAATCGAAACCAAATCGATCCAGCTCGTGCCGACATACTCTTCGAGCTTTAGAAAAAACCTGCCGATTATGTCGCGCGTCCCTAAACTTGCTGCTCCCATCTTGTACTCCTTTCGAAATTTACGGTTGATTCGGGCAACAAAAAAAGCGACTGCGTAGAAGGTGTAGGCCCCTACACAGCCGCTTTTTTGTTCTTACGTCGGTCGCCTGCCGGCCGGCAGGCAATCGAACCCGAATATGAACTTATTAAAAGAGCGTTCTCTTTACTTTTCTTAGGCCTCTCTGGCCCAGGTCCCTCTCTGTGCCGTTATAAACCAGCCATCGGTACCATCAGCAACTAATGTCACGAAATCTCCTCTCTGTGCCGTTGCCTTCGTATTTAGTAAATCCTTGTTGTCTGCAGAACTGATGTCGTTACCCTGAATCTTGTCGTTTGCGTTCGGGTCGATTGTCAATAGAACCGTACCAAACGAACCGGCATTAACAAAAGTAACTGTAATCCCTGCATCCGTAGCTGGTAGTGTTATTACCTTCGCATCCGTATCGACATAGATGATTTTACCGGAATCCAGGGCGTCGACCGTATAGTTGGCGCTCTTGGTCTCTCTTGGTACCGTTGGCCCGAATTCATCGTAATCCCCTGGCCGAAATTCCACTTCCATCTTCGTCGCGCTAACATATCGACTGACTACGCCGACATAACTATTGCTTACAGCCACGAATGTATATGTTGCATCATCCGATGCGTAGACCGGCTGGCCGACATCGGTAATCGTACCGACCAGCGCCACTTCCAATTTGTATCGGCCGGATAACAGGGCGATATTCTTATCGCCGGCAGCGCCGCTTGAGTTATCGACCTTGTCCCTGGCGTGGCCAACGAACTTGTCGCCGGCCACAAGAGGTCTGCCATATCCGGCCCCGTTGTCCCCTACCATTGCGCCCTCATATACAATGTCGGCGGCGATGATCCCAATACCGCAAGTATCGCTTTGGACTTGTACCATTGGAGCGTTTGCTGCTAAAGTTGTCATTGTTTTGCCCTTTCAAAAAAATGTTTTCTTTTATCGTTCGTTCCCAGCAAGCTGGTTTCATTGAGCCGGCTGGTCACACAAATCAATCTACTAATTTTGCTAATGCTTCGCGTGCCACCTTGGCCCGGGCTTCATCGCCGGCGCCTGATGCTCGCTGTATGTAGTTTTGCAAGGCTTTTATTGTCGCCTTGTCTTTGTATGGTAAGACGAGCGGCAATCTCAAAGGTCCCGTCTTTTTGAGGTTTGCATACGTCCTGGCAGCACCCTCGGCGAATGGGTCTTCAGGGTCCAGCAAAAAGCCTGGAATCTTCAAATTGGCGCCGGCTGCCTCGGCAATCATACGAGCTGCGATCTTGCCATAAAGTCCTGCGAACTTTTCTTTGAAAAGCTCGACCGGCATTTCTGCGATCTCTCTGGCAGCCTCTAATTTTGCGTTCGTAATAATCTTATCGATGTCAAGCTCCTTCGGCGGTTTTTTATCTTTGCCCTTTGGTGGTGTTTTATCCTTCGTTTTTTCGTTCTTTCTTTTTGCCATATTTGTCCCTTTCTTTCTTTTAGCTATGCAGAAACTGCGAATTTTTGATTATTAATTTTTTCACTGACTACAAAAATGTAATTATCCACGACTTTTTATGCGGACCTGGCCCTGGGCATCTGCCTTTTTATAGGCGATGTAGGTCTCTACACTGGAGAACTCCGAGCGTATTTTTTCGCCTTCCTCATTGTCAGCGTTGAATTCATCACTGAATTTTTCCTCTGGCGTCTGTACCTTGGTAGTGGTTGTCTTGTCGCTTTTCTGTTCATCGCTGAATTCGTGGACCGCGGGGTCCACGTGCGTCTTGTCAGCTTCGGCCTGCAATTCAATCGTCTTTGCCTTTGCCTTCTCCAGCTCCTCTTTTACCTTCCCTGCAAAGGCCACCGTTGCATCTTCCAGCGAAACGCCTTCGCTGAATTGCTCGATGCAAAACGCTGGGTCTCCTTTGAACCTTTTCGCGAACTCGCCGAAAAGCTCCCTCGTTTCCTTGCAGGCTTGATCCTTCGCATCCGCTGTAATCTCTGCGAACAGGTCCGGATAATCGGCGGCAAATGTTTCTGCAGTCAGTACGATTTCTGTTTTCTGTTCCTTACCCATTGTCTGGTCTCCTTCAATAATATTAAAATTAACTGTAACTTTATCGTCCTCCGCGAACATCTTGGATTTCGTGTTACTATCAGCGCCCAGGCTGCACATACTAACCTCTATAATTTTGGCCTTGCGAAATACTGTCCCTGGTCCTTTCAATACTTGGCCATTAACGCGGACACTTTCACCTTGCTGAACGTGTTCGACCAATTCCGGCGGTACTTTCAGAGAAGCCTGCATCGGAAAACCGTCTGTTATGTCCTGCTTTATTTGCTGCGCGTTTTGGTTAGTCAAAAAGTTTCCCTCAACGATTACTTTGTCGCTGATGTCTTGCTTGGTGGTGAAGCCGATGCGCTTGTGCTTTGTATGTTCTTCCAGCACCGGAGTTTTCTTTTTCTTGAACTCCAGGCCGGTAAGGTCAAACGCGATATTTCCCCACAGCCAGTGACCAGGAATCACACGCCCAGTATAAGCTGTAATTCTGAATTGGTCGGTTTTTAAATCCGAATCCGTTCGGGTAAAGCTAACCTCGCACGGTTCGCTGAATATACAAGCGCTGAGTGGCGCTGTGTTTTCTTTTGTATTGTTCATTGCATTATCTCCCAAGTTTCTATTGATTGCCCGGGCCTGGCTCTGGCAGCCGGCTTTGGTTGCGTGGCCACCGCCATCGACCGCATTGCCCTTTTTGGTCTTGGCAATCTTGCCCGATGGCTCGACGATTCTATATTTTCCATTTCTCAATTTACAGCTTACGGGCATAGTTAATCACCTTTTTTGACTGGCGCCGATTTCTGCGGAAGGTCCTTGCGGCTTCGATACTTACTTTCCCTCTCCAATTCATCGGTGACATCCGTAAAGTCCCGACCCATCCGAGCGCAAATTTCGGTCCGTGATATAGTGCCATTAAGTAGCTGTTGTTCATCCGCTTTTGCCTCTTTGAACGGGTCAACGTATGGCCACCTGCGACACAGAATTTCGTGCCGAAAAATTTTATCATTACTATTGACTTTGAGCCGCTTTGTATCCAGGAGCCGACCCAATTTCCATCGCCATACGCGACTGACAAAAGGTTTTACGATATTGTCCTGCTGCGCCTGCCATTCCTCTTGCACTTTCTGATAAGCTAATCGGGCGTTCATAAAGGTTGCACCGGAAAAATCCTGAGTTACCAGCATAAGCGGCATAGATAAAGGCCCACCAATAAGTGATAGAATACGAAGTATAAACGGATCAAATTGACTGGCTGGTCTCGTCTGGCCTATGCCCTGGGCTTCTTCGCCCGGCTTGCCATACATTATGATGCCGGGCTCCATTTTTTCGAGCGGTTCATCATCTTCATCCAGTCCGCTCGATGATATCCCTTTGGTATAGGCCGCTGGAATGTCCGGATATTCGGATTTAATAAACATAGAAAAGCAGGCATTTACTTTGGCTGCTACCAATTCGGCATCGATATAGTCGCACAGAATATCAATCAATTTGACGCTTGATGTAAGAATGGGTTCTCCCCGCGATTGACTAAATCGTTCCGGATCGAACATTAAATGAACATGGTCGGCCAGATATTTTTCATAGCTGCCCGATTTTATAAAGCCATAGTCACTCGCCTCACCGATATAGTAACCGACAACTTTTTTGGTCTTTTTGCTGTATGCTATGCCATTGACAACCTCGAAGTTCTTCGCCATTTCTTTTTTTCGCCCGACTGGCGTCCCTATCTGCTCGCCTTCTATCGCCTGCAATTCATCATCGAGAAAAATTGTTGCCGCATCGCCATCCCGCCTATAAGCCAGGAAATACTTGCGGACATACTGATTAAAATTGAGTCGGCCAGTGACATCGCAGGGCTTATCCAGCATCTCCTCTTTCCAGGCTGACTCCAGCTCTTTGTCAAGACCATCATCATCGGTTCGAGCCTGGATTTTGACGCCGGATCCAATGATTCCGTTTTGCTCTACTTTTAATAATCGCTTAGCTAATGGGTTATTCCGCATCAATTCGCGGCTGACTTCTCGAAGGTTATAGAGATTGTCCCTGGTTAAGTGAGTATCACCCTTGCCGCCCAAACCAGTTCGTTTCTTGCGAGTCCTGTGTTTGTCCAGGGCCTCGTATCCGAATCGATAGGCCTTTCGCCGTAGCGCTGCCTTTGGGAAAAGAATCCCTACCAGGTTATCGACCCGGTCCGAGGTCTTTTTCGACCATTCGCCATCCGGCCTGAGTTGTTTTCTTGCCTGTCTCAATTCTCACCATAAATACCGAACAAATAAAGGTGCAGCAGAATCCAAAGAGTTTTGAACCGGCCATGTCCATCGCCATCTCGCAATTCTCTATATACTTCTAAAAGCTCCATTTTTCGCAATATCCTTGCTGACTTAGCAAGTCAGTTAGAATTCCGCCCTGCGCCTACCGTGGCCGGTTTCGTGCTCGATCCGCCGGAGAATATCGTTTCGTTCAGCGCGAAGCTCGGAAAGATTTGCCCTGGTATACGTTCTACCGGCGATCGAGTAGCTTTGCCCACCCGTCACAATCGCTTCGATCGCGGCATCGATATCCGTCAACTGCTGTGCCAGAGTTCGCTCTGCCATAAAAACAAACTACGAAACCGCTGGCGGCATGGAAATATGTTGATTACTAAGAATTAGTAATTAGGTGAAAGTTTTTTTTGCGGTTGCAGTTGCCTGGATAGCCCCTGTATTTGGCTCATGGGCGTGCCTGTGTGCCGCGTGAACGGCTTAAAATGTATAATGACATAGTTATATAGTGCTGAATTAAGAAATAGGGGCGATTTGATAAGATGGAGTGGCGGCAGCGCAGATTCCACGGATTATTCTTTTTTTACTCGCCCGTAATACGGAATATTTTCCGATTGCTTGATGTGTTTCGCAAGGAATTCGGCGAACTCTTTGTGTGATGGTTCCCTATCGCCGAAGGCCGGGTCCTTACCCTGATTGCCACAAAGAGGGCAATAGCCAACCAAATCGGACTCCGAGCTAACCAGCCATTGATTTATTCCAGCTTCGATAGTCTCTGCCAATTCTTTTTCAGTCATCTTCTGTCCTTATCTTCAAAATTGATTTTGATACCATTATCAAGCCCTGGTGGCAAAGTTATTTTAACACCATCCTGTGGAACCTCTATAATCATCGGCCTATCAAAGACCGGTACAATTCCTGAATCCGGTGATGCTATTTTCTGTACTTCATCAAGTGTGACCTTTTCTGCTTTTATTTCAATCATCTTCTGTCCCTTTCCTGTTATTAGACCGAATACCCGAGCGCCTTTAAGCCTCTACCAACAACCCGATTGCTAAAATCCACCAGGCTAATCGGCTTGCCCTGCTTGCCGGATTCCATTGCCGCCGCCTTGCGAAGCGCTGCGTGGTTTTGCGGACTGACCCGGACCATCGGCCAGCTTGTTCGTTGTTCTTTTCGTTTTGTACTCATATCTGTAATCTCCTAAATGCTTTCTATATAGCATATATATCGTTGATAGTCAATATATTCTTTATCGAACAATGTCCAAATAGACGCCGATGGCCTGTAATCGTCTGATCATAATTGTATGCTCGCGCGGGATTTGATAACCCAGGTCTTTGCGTACTTTTCGTTTATAGTGAATTGCGTCGAGCAGTGTTTCGTATGCTTTGCGAATTTCTTTGTCCGTTCCCATTGTTTTTTCCCTTTCAATATCTTAGCTAAAATCGGTTATCGTTTTGCCGCGGGTCGGATGCTTCGCGACCGCGCTTGTGATTAGGTTCCTGACTTTGGTATTGAGGTCATCGAGAAAAGCCCCGCTGACCCGATTTGGCTGCCAGCCCTCTCGCGTGTCCCTCGCATATCGCACGGCGAATTCCTTGCAGCCTTTTCGGTTTATCAAATTGCCATTCGACATAGCCTGTCCCTTTCCGCTTTTAGAGCATTTCGCCGGCTTCGATGGCCTGGAGCATCGCACGGCAGTTATTGTTTGTTGATTTGGCCAGCTCTATATACTCGGCCAACGGCTTACTATCAAGCCCTTCGGCCTCGGCGATCTTTTTGCAGTGCCTGGCAAACTTTGGGCCAAGCCGGTCGAGCGTCAATTCAAGGTAAATGCAACGGCTAAGCAAAGGCTCGGCGTCTATCTGTGCATTGAAAAGATTTTGCTGGCCCTTAGATGTGGTCGTAAAAATAAACGCGACGTGCGATGGCAGGCGTTCGAGCAAGCCGAGCAGCTTTTGGATTATCCATTGTCGCAGGCCGTGCGCTTCGTTGATTATATAGACCCTGCCACCTTTGCCACCGCCATATAGGAACATTGTCCGTTCAATATGTTCCAGGTCATCTGTGCCCAACTCGAAAGCCGAATCGAATTCGGTTATAAAGAATTCATCGGCTCCCATCGCCGCGAGTATCCTGGCCAGGCTGGTTTTGCCGGTTCCGCTCTTACCGGCGATCCAGTAGGCCCGACCGCCCCAGGCTCTCTTTGTCAACGCGGCAACTTTCCTGGCCGCCGCCTGCTGGCCTATGAGCTGGCTCAATTTTTTCGGTCTGTATTTTTCAGTCAATGGTTCCAACTTTCTAACTTTTTGTTTTTGTCTTTTTGCGTTCATCTCTTTTGTTCCCTTCTGCCGGTTTTTATCGGGAACCGGCAAACCCGATTCGGTTTGTTATCTGATTTTAATTTGGTCAGGACAAACCATAAAAGACCGTTGGTCGTAATAGTCGCCTGTGTTATTAGTGATCGCCCAGCCAGTCTCCCAATTATAAGATGTCACTTTCCTTTCGCCGACAAAGGTATGTAGGTAGGCACGCCCCTCGCGTATCGCCTTTTTAATGATGGCTTGCTGGTCGCTGGCCCTGGTCGGCTCTAAGTGGCAAACTCTTTTAATCTCGCGCAACTCCGGTATCGCCTTGAAAAGTTTTGTCAAATTATGTTCGATCGGTATGTTGCCTTTTTTGTCGGTCCAGTGGTTTTGTGTCAGACACAGAATATTGCCGCCATATTCGCCTCCGCGGCCTGTTACCTGCTGGGCGATTTTTTGGGCAAATTCGCTTATCAATCGCGCTGCCTTGCACATCGGGCAATTCCGGTGCGTATTGCAATCGTCCAAAATGTGCTCATCGCTGAATTGCTGACCGCTGCCGACATTGATGTCAAGCCAGCCCCAGCCGGTTCCTCTGCCGTGTGATACCCTGGCATTTATACCATATTTTGCCAACTCTGCTTTTACGATTTTTGTCTCTTCTTTTCTGTTCAACATTTTTTTTTCCTTTCTTTGCTATTGTGTTTTATTAACTTATCATCTATATATAATATATATGATATATATAGTATATACAAGGCTTTTTTTGCTTTTTTTGAAAAAAATCCCAAAATCGGTCTTTGGGCGCGGTAATCGATTCTTTTTTTTTGCTTTTTTTTGTAAAAAATTTCGGCGGCTTTCAGGCCTGGGGCCGCTTTTCTAATTTTTCCGCCGATGGTCGGTTTTTTCCACGCTCTTAAATCGCAGCCCGCAGGCACCGCATTTGTGATAACGAATCGGCAAATGATTACTGTCATAGACCGGGCAGTTCGTAGAACTGCACTTGGGATTAGGACAATGAATCTTTACGTATTCGACGATTATATCCGCCGGCGCCTTCTGTGATGCACCGGTCCGGTGCTTGCGCCGTCGCCTTGTCGGCAAATCCACTTCCGGTAAATCATCGAGAAATCCGTTTCCCATAATTCTATTCCCCATACGTAAGTTTGGGGTTAAAGCTCTGGTAAGTTATCGAGCCAGCCGGCTCGCCGGCGTCGTTTCCTTTTTCTTATTTTTGTTCGGGTCAATTGTTTTGGCGCTGGTTTTTTCGATTCCTCTCTGCGAAGATATTGAACTCCCTTGTAATAGCCCGCTGCTGCGCAGAGCACCGCCGTATCCAGTGAGTGTGTCGGCACACCCTTACCGACGGGCACCCAAATATATTTCACATTTCCGTGCTTGTCCCTCACTGCCACTTTCTGCTCGTTTGTGAATTCCGTAAAATAGTAAGAAGGAATCTCGTCGTAAAATAGTGTGAGCGGTTCGGCTATGATCTTATCGTCTTCGTCGAGTAACGGTTCAACCCAGCTTGTCACCTGGTCCTTAAAATAATAGGTATCGACGACAAGTAGCTGCATCCCCCTGTACCTGGCCCGCTGCCGGCGATTCAATCTGTACTCCGTGGCGCTTTCTAAATCGCTTGGCTGCAGTGGTTTCATTCGCGGCCCTGGCATTCCCTTCGTTGGTATAGTTAAACCCGGATGCTGCCGGCAGTAATCGTAAACATCATCCGGCTTAAAAGATGAATCTATAAATAAAACTGTGGGTGCCAGTAGGGGCTGTGCGTCTTTATTGGTATCATCGGCCCACGTGAATTTTGTGAAGAAGATTGCCTGCTCCAATTGCTCGAAGCTCGTTGCTATACCGGTATCGATTACATAATTTTTCATCCCGAAGCTAAAAGCCCTGACCTCATAGGGAATCGTTACCAGGCCCCGCACGCGAGTCTTGTGATAATCCGCTGAGGCGACAAGAATCTGGCAATCGGGCGGGACCGTTCGCTGGCTGAATCCGCCGGTGAGCTTGCGAACCTCTTTGGCCTTTAATTTTTTACCGGTCTCGCGAAAAGCCTGGGATAAAATAGAATTGTTAAAATCAATGAGCTTTCCGATCGCGATTCCCTGTTCCGTGTTGGCCTCGAACCATTGGGCCATAATTTCTGGCCAAGAAACCCAAGGGCTAACCAGGGCAGAATAATGAAAACCGCTATGTCTTTTCTCGCGGATTGGCTTGCCGCTAATATTACCATCAGCATCTAATTTCTGGCCATCGGCCAGCCAGGTGCCAGTGGCAATTAGTTTTTCTTTGTCGCTTTCGTCGATCCGATGCGTGCAATGTTCGCATTGATACCAAACGACACCGATACTTTGTCTTATCTTATCGGGGTCGCGCAGATTCTTTGGAATCTTGAGCTGTGGAAACGTCCAGACCGAAAATTCGCCGCATCGCGGGCACGGTATATGGTATTCTTGCCGATTCGATAAATCGAATGATATAGTTATCCCGCCCGTCGTTGTAGTCGGCGTCGAAGCCTTTACAATTTTGCGGTCCCAAAAAGTCAGCGTCCTCTTAATCGCCAGGTCAACCGGATTCGCTTCCTTGCCGGCAAACGGGGGGTATTTGTCGATCTCATCCAGGAACAAATAACGGATCGGTTTGGAGCCCAGCCCCGCCGGTGAATTACTGCCGGCAAAGTATAGGGTCATTGTGTCAAAATGAAAGTCGCGCTTTGATAAATCCCATATCCTGCCCGTTGTATGCTTGAGCAATTCGGCACTTGCCCTGACCATTGGTTTTAGTCGGTTCTCGGATGTATAATCGCAATCATCATCCCGCGGCATAACGAGCATCGCCGGCCCAGGGTCCTCGCCAATGCAATAGCCCATCATATTGTAAAGTGCCTCGGTTCCGCCGGACTGTGGTGGCTTCATTATCGTAAGTTCCTCGACTTGCGGGTCTGCAAACGCATCCATCGGGCCGCGAAGATACGGAGTTCGACTTGTATGCCAGGGCCCGGGTTCAGCGCTGGAGCGTGGGTCCAGGATGCGGTGTTTATCCGCCCACTGGCTGACCGTCATTTTAGCTGGCAGCCGCCAGGCCTGGCGCTCTGCATCCGTCCATACTAATTTTGTAGTCATAATCAGCTTTTTGCAAATCCGGCAATTAGAATCCTGATCTCGGCGTCGATAATGGCTTCGACTTTTCGCCTTAGTTTAGCTGGCAATCTTGCCGCAACTTTTTTCGGCAGGGCCTGGAGTCCGCGTTTGACAATAAGGATTTTTTCGATAGTTTGTTGTTCGCATTCCGATCGGCTATGCAAATCAGCCTGTTTCATTTGCAATTCAAGCTTAAGCAATTTTGCTTTTGCCTCTTTGCTATTCGCTTCGGATTCTATAATGCGTGTCCGGACTTCCGTGTGTTCCTTGCCGCGGTTTGCTTTGTATAAATCCAATATAGTTTTGATATAGCAGCCGTCTTTGGTCAGCGGCATTTTTTCTTCGAATACCCAACGGCGGATTGTTCGTTTAGAAACGCCGGCATATCTGGCCGCTGCCTCTTGCCCTTTTATGATCTGGTCAGAAGCGATCTCGCCGGCCTCTGATTGCGGTTGTGCCGTTTGCACTTTGGCGAGACCTTCCAGCTCTGCCAGTTGTTTTAATTCCGGTTTCGTTAATGCGTGGCCGGATTTGACCTTTGCCAGCAGGAATAAATGCCGTTGCTTTGTAGCTATTGTGAGAGGGTCGATTTGCTCGGCTGCTTTTTTAATTGTAGGTTCCTTATTATAGCCGGACCGAATATATCACCGGTTGATTTTATATCTGAAAAAAAAGATAATGCTTGCGATTTGGCAGGTCCGAATAATGCTTGATTCGGCGGACGCCGTGCATTGCCAGGTATTGCTTCAATTTGTTGAAGCCATCGGCGTAAAAAAGAGTCGGGCACTTTCGGACCATTGCCGGCGGATACCCTAAATCTTGCAAGAAATCGATTGGCAAGCTACCGTAAATAGATTGTATAAATGTTGCGAATATCCTTTTTCTGCGCCGGTGTTTGTGCTCAAAAATATAATGCAGCGGCTTGTAAGGAACCCGATAACTGTCCAGGTCGATAATATCGAACTTGTCCAGGTCCAGGACAGCCAGGAATTTTATATTATCGCCCTGCAGATAGATTCCGCCTTTTCCTTTTTCGCGGTCAATCCGCGTCACGGCAATATCCTTTTCTGGATGGCGTTTTTCTATTGTTCGCCAGATTCGACCAGTCGAACTGTAACAATCCAGGATGCGACACTTTCCCCGCGGCAAGTTATCCTCTCGCAGCTTTATCTTTGTTTCAAAAAAAGAATGGTCAATTTGAGGACTGTTCATATTCCACCCCTGGGACCCGAATAATCGCTTCCAAAAAATCCGCAATCTGCGGTAGTAAGGCTGGCGCAAAGGATAGCAACACGTGCGTCTTTGTGAATGGTTCTATTTTTTCCTCGCGATAGATTATGCCGGTGTCGCTTACTTCTTTGCGCAACTCGGTTACCTGGAGCTCCATAATATTGGTTTCGTTGCCCAATTCCTCGCGGAGCTGGTCGATATGTTCATCCAGTGAATCTATAAAGATGCCCTGGGCTTTGGGATTATTCAGTGTAAGATTCAATAATTTTTCATCGGCTGCTGCCAGGTCCACAGTAACACAAGCGCATCGATAGTCCGGTCTCTTAAGTTGCTTTAGGATTCGAAGCCGTTGATGGCCACCGACCACGGCATTTTTCTTGCCGCGGATATTTACGATGATCGGTTCGACACAGCCGAACTTTTTTATACTGGCAGTAAGACCAGCCAGGGCCGAAGCTGAAATCGTCCGCGGATTGTAAGATGATGCTTTGAGCTCACTTAGCTTGAACATCTTTAGATTTGGAGCTATCGTCGTTTTTCTTTTTTGCTTACTGATATTAGCCCTTTCTTTTTGAGTCTCTCTGGAAGGCCGCCGCCTGCCAATAAACTCAATCGATGGTTCTCTCGAAGTAAGCGGCTGACCTGTCTATTGCTGTGGTTTTTGCCTTCGGCCTCTGCATTTTCTAATTGCTTACGCAAAGTATTTGTTCTCAATACATATAAATCTAAAAACGGCAGCTTCATTTCGGCTCCTTCCAGCCGTGGCCAGCGGCCTCGGATTTTTCTACTCGGTATCGGTAATCCTGCCAGGGAATCTTCTTAAATATCGCCTTATGATTCACCCATCTGGCAAATGCCCTCTGGTAGAAATCGCTTCTAACGTAAGGCATGACAAATGGGTCTATTCCTAAATTCCGGAGTGTTTCTACTCTATGCAAATCCAGCTCTTCCTCGCCATGCCAGTACCCGATAAGAACATAACACATCAAGCGCCATGGCTTGATGTATCGGATTATGGTGCGCAGCTTTGGCTCCAGGTCCTCATGTGGGTCATCCCACGCGATTTTTATTCTTTTGTAATGTCGGATGGTAAGTAATTGCTCACACCGATAAATACTCAACGTCCGAGCATCTATCCCCTGAAAGTCAACAGGCTGTCCCCATTTTTGTAATTGTTTGATTGCCTTTTCCCATTCCGGATTAGCAAAAAAGTTATTGTCCTGGACCACAATATATTTACCAGATGGATTCAATTTCTTCGCCTTAACCGAATGTATATAGCCTTCCTTTTGCCGAACAATGCACCACGGGCAATCCCTGATACAGCCCCTGCTAAACCACACAAATGAGCGGTCACATTTTGGATAGATAGAGTAGTCCAGATCGGAATTCTCTATGACTTGAGACAATCGGCTCGTAACATCAAAGCCCGTACCCCCGCATATCGCCCTGGCCGGTACCTCGGTCTTATCCGTGTAATCAAAAATGCTACTGCAGTAGACATGGTCGAACTGCCGGTCGGTTAGCGGCGTCCAGCACTCAACGGTATCACCGCGGCCTCGGTGATAAGCCGCGATCTGCATATAAGCGGTATTAAAAATGTTGTGCTCAATATCAATAAGGCCTACTTTCATAAGGTCCTCATCCTTGCTTACTTTTCAAATAGGTCCTTGATTACTTTTCAAGTAACCCGTATCCTGGCAGAAACCTCGCAGCCTGGCTCACCTTGACCGCGACAGTTCCCCTGTCACTAATCCACTGGTCGTTAGGGTCATTAACGATGAACAGTAGAAACGGTATATAATGAATTCCTTTATGTTCAAGTTTCGGCGTCCACGTCCAGTAAGGGTCAGCCGTCGAGTAAACTGATATGGCTTTGTCTGTGCTAAGGGTTCCAATTCGGACCTGATATTTTATTCCAGCATCAGCGCAGATATTGAAATAGAATTTCGCTTCTTTGCCGACATAAGCATCGACCGCCATAATGATTTGACTTTCCGCCTGGTTCGGGTCCACCCACGCATACCGTGATAAGTCTAACAGTGGTATCGGGTCGGGACAAATGTCCGCCGCTGCCGGCAGGATAGCTGTAATAAACAATATTAGTAAGATTCGGTTCTTCATTTTTCTTACTCCCTTATAACAGTCTTAGTTACTTATCAAGTAAGCCCGGGGTCCGGGCCTTTCAAAAAAAACAGCCAGCAGCTTGCACCACACAGTGCTATTCTTAAGATCCAAAATGTTCAGTCTTTAATAAACCTTTTGGCCTTTGTAAAATTCAATTTGCTACTCAGACATTTTTTTTTGCTGCCACCTGCGTTAATCGTTTTAGTTTCGCCCAGGCGTAAGGAATTTTATTCCCGGTACCGCAATATTCTGCGTTTTATTATCCGGCTTTTTGAGTATCATTGCCTCGATTGCCCGCGGGCGAACATAGATTTCATCCTTATCGCTGGCTGGCTTTTCATCATCGGATTTATCATGTTCATCAGAGCTAATAAGAATAAGGTCATCCGGTCGTTTCGGATGCCTCAATGCAAGAGCCAGGTGGCTCATCTTATCAGCATCACCTATAATGCTCAGGCGACCACACTTAGTCATAATCAACAATTCTTTTATCTTTGTGGGTTTTTTATCTTTACTTTTTCCCATTTCGATTCCCTTCGATTTTCACAAATTCAATTACCCATACGTATGGGTTCTTGTCCCATCCGAACCCCCGTTTTGCATTGAGTGAATCCCAGCGTTTTTGAAACCATTCATAAGCGAACAAACGGATTCGTTCCTCGCCATATTCCGCGGCCAAATCCGAAGCTATAAGAAAACCCTCTTTATATATGTCCTCAAGGTCTAATTCCTGCAGCCGTTCGATTCTGATATTGACAATCTCAAGCCAGATACGGGCAGCCCATTTCTGCATAAAGATAGGTGAGCTCCATCGTGTACTATCATCGAATTTATCTTCACGCTCCAGCGGCACAATATGGGGTTCGGGTTCCGTTGCTCGATAGTGTGGGATAATATAATATTCTCCATCCTCGATATCTTCGAACCGTTTGGTCGGCCTGTCTGCGGGTATGTTCGCATACTCGTTATATTCGCGGGTACTTTCTAATATAAACGTCTCCCTTACCCACAGCCTGTCACCTGGCTGTCCATATCGGCAGTGTCGCTTAATAGCAAGCAGTCCGCTCCGCGATATGAAAAGTTGTGCCTTCTTAGCCCAATGATAATGTGGCGGCGGTTGCGGTATTATCACTCTGCGCGTTGCCGTTTGCTGACCCGCCAGAATCGCCCGCACACTTTCACCGCACATAATAATCGCTCTTTCTTTCATGTCACTATCCACCAAATCAAACCTGCCACCAGGACATCAACCGTTACCCACAGGGCCAATCCCAAAATTACCCACCAGTCGAAATAATCAATGAGTTTCATATTACGGAATCTCCCCGTTCTTTTTGCACATATCGTATGTTACCGCACAGACCAGCATGACTTCCATCCCATCAACGTATCCCTTTTTATCTTTTAGAAATTCCAGAAGATGCAGGCCGGCACTTACCGTACTGCAGCCGCCTTTGTTGACCAAATCCTTCATAGCATCTCGGATCGCTTTTGTTTTCTGCGTGAATTCATTACCGAACAGCCGATGCGCAGCTCGATAGCATTCCTCAATCTTCTCAATTATCATAAAGCCTCTTTGTAAATCCATAGGCATCTCTATCATATCATCTGTCCTCTGATTTCTGACGACTGACCCCTGACGACTAACCCCTAATCAATTCCCGGCAGATTCTCTTGCACCAGCTCGAAGGTGATCTTGATAGCTCTTTTTTCTTCCACCCACTTAATGACCTTATCCTGCTTTGCCTGGGACAATTTTACTTTTGGCAATCCAATGGTCTGTCCCTTTGAGCTGATATTGCAGCTCTTTAACGTCGTTTCTACTGTGATCTTTTCCTTTGCCATTTTTAGATTCCTTTCGTCTCTGAACCGCAGATTTCACAGATTATTTTCAATAACATCATCCTGTTTCCTTTTAAGTTCACGCACAGTAGTTTCGCCACAGTTCTTTAGTGCTCGCAATCGTCGTAAATCTAATGATTTCAATTCATGTATTGTTTCAATATCCAGAAGTAACAATGCTTTTCTCGCTCGGTTACTTAAACAAAGTTTAGAGTGTGGCAATGGTCTCATTCTCTTTGCATTTCCAAATGAAATGTCATAGCCGAAAATCTTACTCATTGTCGATTCGATAACTTCCGTGATGATTTCTTTCTGCCTTTTAGGATTGTCATGGTTGACCAACAGATTGTGATGTAAGCAAATTTGGTTTGCTCGGTCAATTGCTTCTTCTGATGTTGATAATGGTGGATTCGGGAGCACCCGAAATAAAACTCTATGCGCACGTTCTGCATTTTTTTTCAACGTTCCGTTCTTTTTATAAGCTGATGGGCAATAGTAATTCCCTTGTGTTACCGCATAAATAGCTCCATATTTGATTGCAACTTCCCATTCATCATCGAGCATTTCTTTTGTTAGCATTTTTTTTCTCCGTGTAATCCGTGTAATCTGTGGTTAATAAAATTCCTTTTCAAAAACATAAGCCGTCTATATTGCAGCCGGCCTGGCAGCCGTTACAATTCTCGCAATCCGCTTCGATCTCGGTGCTGTCAATATCGTAGATGCGCTGCCGTCCGCGAATAACAACCGGCACAACTGGTCGACGGTTTCTTAATTCCCACGCCCAAGCGCCATCGTACAATTCGCATTGCGCCCGCTGCTGGTCGTCGACCGTCATTGGCCGGCAGTGATATAAATCGACGATGCAAAGTGCCTGGCCGGTCGGAAAGCCCTCAATATTTGGCTGCATTGTCGAAACGATAAGCAAGTCCCCGCGATACGGGGTCTGCCACAGCCGCGTCTCTATCGTTTTTGTCCCCTGTGCAATCAGCGATGCCCAGGGTTGTTTCACACTAATCGCTCTCATCGGTTTTTATATCCTCGACATTGATTTTAATTGCATCCGTCAGGCCCTTCGCCCAGTCGACTTTGAGCAGCTTGCTGCCTCCCCAGCATTCGTAATAAACTTTCACCGGTTTGCCATGTGCAATATCAATAACGATGTGCGTGCAGTGGTCAGGCAAAACACCCGCATCTATCAATTGCTGTTCTAAATCGTGGATTAACAGTGGAGGCGGTCCAGGCGTTCTGTCTTTTTTCCGTCCCTCTTGCCCCAACGCCCAGCGAATTAAAAATGCCAACATCATGTCACCTTACTTTCTCTCATTGATAATCGTTAATATTCTGGCTATGTCGCGGCCAATCTTTTTCCGAATATCCGGCGGGACCGCCCCTGATAATTGGTTCTGAGCCCGCAGTTCCAAACCGGCCCGACGTGCTGCGAGTAGAAAAAGCTCTAATTGGTCGGCTGTCATACCGCGAAGGAACTCCGGCGTATATTTCAGTGTTGAGTCATATTGCGTCATTAGTTATTTCTCCAATGGAATCCACGGGACCGATAGACTGGTCGACTGTTTGCTTTAATTCCAATTCTTCCAGAAAGCACAATGTCTCATGCTCCGGATAATGTCGGCACGCGGCCGGTTTAACGTGGTAGCCGAATAGTTTGTGAATCAGGCACACAGCCAGACCGTTATCGAATCGCAGCATCTCGCAGGGCAGGCTGCCATCTTCATAAACGCCATCGTTGGCCATGATTTCGAGCGCCGGCTGTGCGTTGTATGTACCGCCCTTCCAGAACGTCCGCCCGATATCTAAACAACAAAGACCGCAGCGGTGGCACGTGTGCATATTGTTTATCCTAATTAACTCCCATCCGTCGTAACAAGACGGGCCAAAAAACCGCCTGGCCGGACAGGCTTTTTCCTGTGAAAAATTCGGTCGCTTTTTGGCCTTGATTACCGCAATAGATTGTGTTCGTTAGGTAGGACCCATTGCTTAATTGGCTGGTGGGCATACCTGGTTGCCCCGTATATCGCTTAAACCGCCTGGCAGTGTGGTTTTGTGTGCCCAATAGGCGAACGTAGCCATTGTGAGCGATTGTGGCGCGGCCAGGCCCAGACCTTCCATCCGCGCCAAAATAAGTAGTAAAAACCATGTGTTTTTCCTGTTTTTGTGGTGTGTCACACAATTGGTGTATCGTCACTATTAGCCCAAAAACAAAGGTCGTAACTGCGAGCGCGGCAACGGCGGCAATTTCATGACCGGCAATTTGCGGTTCCCACCCTAAAAAAGCGGCTTGCCACTTTTGCACTTGCCACCTAAAAAATGCCTTCATTTTTGCATCCCTGCAATTATTGTAATACTAAACACTTATGGCACTGTTATGCTTTTGCATAGTATCTATCCCTATCAAAGGTCGAAAGCCTCCACGCATCGCCGGCGTTCGGGGTTCGCAGTCCTGGCATAAATTGCGGTGATTTCCGGCTTGCTGTGCCCGAGCTGGTCCTGCAGTAAAAGTAAATTCTTATTGTCCGTATAGAACAACGTGGCGAACGTGTGGCGCAGCATGTGCGGATGCAGATTGCCCAGGTCGGCAGCCTTGCCGATGATCTTGAGCTTGCTATATAAACTCTTATAGCTCAGAGGCCTTCTGTTCTCATTTAGAAATAATGGGTTCCTCGGTTTGGCTGCGGGCCGGTGCCGCTTGATAAATTGCTGCAGCCGGTCTGCAAAGGCTGTGGAGATTTCAACCGACCGCTCGACCTGACCCTTGCCATCGCGAATATTGATAACCGGTTTGCCGTGATGGCAGGGCAAATCCCGCAATCGTAGATTGCATAACTCACCGGCCCGAAGGCCGGTGTTGGCCAGTAGGTCGATAATCATTCTATTGGTCTCCGCACGCTTTCTTGCCAGGCGTGTCGGCGCTGCTTTGTACTGGCGCTGCAGATATTGCTTGAGCTGGTCCCATTGCTCCTGTGTCAGATATTTATTCGGAGCTAAGCCACCTCGATGTTTCTTGCTTTTGCTCATGATTTTTTTGTTGACCACCGAGTTACCATAAATCGCCCGTATGGACCTTTGCGTTCAGGCCTGAAATCTAATAGGCCAACTCTTTGTCCTGTATCATCAACAATCTTTCTTACTTGTTCTTCTGTTAGCAAAGTATCCTCATATTCTATTTCGAAGCTGCATTCCCATTTATCAATGCGAGGTCTATATCGTAGAATTCTGCCTTTGGTTGCAGGTACCACAACTGCCCTGGAATCTATCTGATAGTCTTTAGTCCCCAGAAGTATGTGTTCGGGAGATACTAATAAACACGCTGCAACTATCTTTTGTAGAGAAGCACGTCCCTTACCTTTGCTATATACCGCTCCATTTATTAGAGCACGCTGTACACAAACCCCGGGAATATATAATTGGCCTGTTTCGTCGTCACGATATGCCACTAATTCCGCTTGTTCAGCAGGTGTTTTTTTCTCGAACGCTTCAATTGCAACTAACGGGAATTTATGCATGAGTATTCCTGACTTTTGTTTAATCATTACTTTGACTGTTTTAGTTGCCATGATTCACTTCCTTTCTGTAAAAAAAACCAAACCTTACCTTAGCTCGCCTTGCCGGACCTCGCCTGACCAAACCCGGCCGCGCCCAACCTGACCTCGCCCTGCCGGACCTGACCGGACCACGCCTTGCCAAACTTTATTGAATTTTATACCGTTGTTTTTTCGCATTTTTATCTTAGAAAATAAACCTTAGCTCGCCATGCCTTACCAAAGCAAAACTCACCGTAGCCCGCCGTACCTTACCCAGCCTCGCCAAGCCTCGCGAAACCAAGTTTGCGTCATTGAAGTTTATACCTTTGCGTTTTCGCATTTTTATCTTAAAACCAAACCTTGCCTTGCCACAGCCGACCTCACCTAGCCTCTCCGGAGCACACCCCACCTCACCGCACCCTACCTGGCCATGCCTAACCCGACCTTTCGTTATTTTTATTGTTTCTTTTTTCCCCATTCAACAATCCCCTTGCGGATCTCGATTCTTATGGTTCGGGTTCGTGCATTTTATCGGGGTTTTCTTCTTGGAATTTTCGAAAGTCGTTAATACATAGAGTGACGCTTTCCCGCTGGTCCAGCCTATCGAGTATCATAAGATAAGCAAGTAATGCCGGCAGGGCTTTGCGGTCTTTTGCCCTCAAAATAAAAACCGGTTCATCGTTCGGTACCGGTACCTGATTATCTTTTTTGACAAGTTGATTATCCTCAATCGTATATTTGCGCTCGTACATATTTACAGACTCCTTTCAAAATAGAGTTTCGTTCCTGGCCTTTGGCCGCTCGATTTTTCGCTTGTCCGTATTGTGAAAAGTGATCCCATCCAGAAAAGTAGCCAGGTCAGCTTTGATGTAATAGTCGGTGCCGAAATCGCGGCATAAATTGATTGCCTGTTTGCCGAATGCGCGCCAATTGATATTACTGGCGCGATGGTTCAATTTGCCGATCCGAAATAGATCGACAAAGCTGTGGGTCTCTCGAATTATCTGGAGGGATTGCTTTGCATCCAGAACCGGCTCCAGGCTTACCCAGGTTTCAATACCCTTATTCTTGGCCTCTTTTATAGTTTCGATTCGGTCCGCCGGCAGAGCTGCTTGAGGCTCAGTGCGATGCGATTCGCTGGGAGTAAGAGTCGTCAAAGTGGTACCAAAAATATCGCAGCTCCTGTATAAATCAAAATCGCGTTGCGCCCGAGCGCCACCTTTGGTCAAGATTTGAATCGGTATATTGTGCGCCTGGAGAATCTTTATAACGTCCCTGGTGGTTTTACTATGTACATCGAGCGGCTGATATGGGTCACAACTGAAACAAAGTAAAACCCTGCAATCTGTGTCCCTATATTTTGATGCTTCTTTTCTAAGCATTCCGAGTACTCCAGGTCGGACCGATTGCTTTGTGTGAAAAGTCGTGTTTCGTGTTGCCGCCGGAACATAGCAGTAATAACAGCCGTGACCGCAACCCACGTAATGATTGGCCGCAAGAAAGGCATATTCCAGGGCCCGGCCATCCGGTCTATATATGATGCTCATTTTTTGCCTTTTCCTTTTTTGCTTTTGTCTCTTTTGCTTTTGGCCTTTGTTAATAGTGGTGTGCCATTACGGTTCAATTTCTGCCAGGATTTCGGCTCGGGCATCTCGGCAATAATATCTTTTTGCATTGCATCAGTGTCTATGCCGAATAAAGCAGCTAACTTTTTCGCCGCCATCACACGCTGCTTTGGTGTCTGCGATATCGGGCCGGCGTAAGAAAGCGTGTGTATAAGTTGTGGCCGAATGTTAAGCCACAGTTTCTCCTTGATAGCTCGCGGTGATTGTCTACTTAGCTGGTCAATAAATCGCCACGGCTGTAAGACCCCGTGCGGGCCGTTTTCATCCATATAAGAATTGATCGAGTGTTCATAGCAATCCTTTACCCCGAAAACGTGGGCCAGGGCCAGCAGCAGTGTTGTTTTATCCTTTGCAACCAGGTTTGCGATTTCTTTGTTCTTGATTTCATCAGCTAAGACCGTTAAGAATCTGGCCCCACGCTTGTTTTGCAGGGCTTTGCGGCGGTCAGCTAAAGGGGCTGGTGTCCCTGTGCCGCGTTTC